TAATCACCGCTTCGACTCCCCCAGAGTGTCTGTGGAAGCTTATTGCTCCCCGCACCCCAGAGCCGGCCCTGATGAAACGTCCCGCATCGCGGGTACCCGCGAGGAGTTGCCCCCGCAGCAGACCATACGTTCTCTCGGATCGGGTGACCAACTGTCTTTGTCAAAAAGGTGATGAAGCTTGCAGCAGTTTCAAAATCATCAACCTCAGATTCTATGACGTACTCTTTACCTGTGTCCCCCGTGCCGTCGAAAGTAACTCGGTATTCATGGTCACCAGTACGCTCAATAATTGTCGGAGTCGAAGTTACAGCGTCCAAGGAGGTGAGCCCGACTTCCAAGTTCGTAATCATCGTTGCTGCAGTTTCAGAGAACGCTATCTGGTTTGTCACTTCTCCTGAGATTACATCTCTGAGTTTGAAAACATCCTCAGCCGCGAAGCCATGGAATTTGATCTTGAAAACGTGGTCTTCTGCGGCCTCATGCCCCTCAGAGGTAGCCACTGTGTCTGGAAAGTTTCGCTTCGGAATATTATTGTACGTCCAGTTAGACACCGCCCACGCTGTATGAGAGCCGGAGCGTTGAATGTGTTGAGTGGGAATGGATTTATGAAACACCAACATAGAGTCCAGTTGCTGCCCGAATGAAATAGTATCCAGCTCCGCACTCGTATAAGGATTGGATGTTGTGGCCTGCAGCGTCATCACCCCTGAGACATCACGGAAAATCTGGATAGTAAAAGGGAGGAAAACAAACAGGTATGTTTGATCAGTACTGAATGCGAAGTCTTCATAACGCACTGTGTCCACATCACCGACAGCATCCGTAAGCGCCCCGGCGGTGTAGACCACATAGATAAACGTCCCTGTGTTATCCGCTTTTCGACGAAACCCAGCACTCAGAGTCAAAGTATCATTAGTGGTATTGACGGTGTAGTCTGTCGTCAATGTGAGCTTGTACCACGCCCGATACTCATCCGTTATGTACTCACTTACGTAGACAGTGATGTCTGTATCCGCTGCGATATTAAATGAACTGGAAAAGTCAAAGAGAACCTGCGCGGCGACACTGGTCTCTATAGCCACACTTTGATACTTCTGCAGTTTCGTTCCAAACAGAAGTCCCGGTCGTCTTCGCACTCCCCCCTGGGGCTGCACAAAAACATTGCGGAGTTTCTCCGCGCCGTAATGATACTGCTCCATCTCTGGTCGTGCCAGTTTTGGATCAAGCTCACCCGCCGTAAAGGCAGTTTTCAAAACGCGGATTGACATTAGGTAGGTACCGGAGCATGAGCCGCAGTAATGAGAGTGAAGTCGTGGATGACATTGTTGGGTGGAGCAGACTGAGCGTCAATACTCCGCGCAGACCTGAAAGCCAGTTCCGCTTTCCTGTCAAGTCTCCCTTGAACCTGTGGTGAATCCGTAAGTACGAGCGCCATGTCCGCAGCGAGCATAAGCACCAGCGCCTTCGAGAAATATGCGGGGAAGTCCTCCTCCCCCACTGACTTTCGATACTCACACCACATCTCTGTGCGGTTGCTCAAAAGCAGTCCGTTCTGAATTACAAAGTCTACGACAGGCTTCGCCCCCGTATCTCCCGAGGGATACCCTGCCAAAATGCCGTCCAAAAGATTGTCTGCCGGGAGGGTATACTGGTAGTCAAACCGCATGTCCGGTGTAGCAACCTGCCGATTAAGCTGAACCCCCACAATCGTGAAGTTCCAGCGATGCCCAGTAAGAAAGGTCTCCCGCATAAGAGGATAGACCGAGTTGCAGGTAAGGACGCTGTCCGAACCCCCAGCAAGACTTTGAATGGGACGATGCCCAATCAACACCAAAGCATTGGAGCAAATCTCAACATCTGTTGTTCCTGCCATCGGTTTTCTCCTTATTCAAATAGAGGATGGATGCAGCCGACCACATCCACCCTCTCGATAATACCGGAACTGAGACCGATAGAATCTACTCGATGTTTTCTTTCTTCGACGTATCCAGCGTCACCGCCGTAGCCGTTGAAGTGTAGCCGTAAATCGTCACAGCAGGGGTCGCAGTATCGATGCTAAGCAACATACCATACCCTGAGTCATTGTTCAGATAATCTGCGGCTGAATCGAAGTAGTTCGCTCCCTCTTGCGTAGCCACTGCATCAGCGGACACATACACACTAATGTACGCCCCTCCTTTGGAGTTAGCTGCGCCGGGATTCAATCCTGATGCTGCAAATGCCATGTTTCTTCTCCTTGTTTAGTTCTGGGGTTAATTAGCTGTCAGACTAGTCGCTGGCAACTTCGACAGACTCGTCGTAGGTGATGTCCACAATACCTTCAGCATCGATGGTAATCGAACCTGCGATGAACAGCCCGTTCGCCAACCACGAAGTTTTCTCCGCGATATAGTTGACTTCAGTACGTCTGTTCTTGCCGATAGCAAGACCAATTGCTTTCTTGTGGTACGCGAACGCAGTACGATCATTCGTAGAAAGGGCCAAGCCACCTTCTTCGGAATCGCGTGTGTCGATGGTAATCCACTTGAAGCCGAGCCAGGTATCGAGTTCACCACTCACCAGCGCCTTGACTGTGTTGTAGTCAGAGCTTACTGTTGAGGTGTGTCCAAGCATCTGCTCAAGGCCAATTGCCGAGATGAGCATGGTGCGGTCAGCCTTGGGGACTGCGTTCGCATCCAAGAAGCGCTTTGCTCTGCGGGCCTTGGTGGTATTCATTGCATCCAGCGTACCAATCGTGTCAGCGATGGTATTGGACGTACCAGACGCATCGAGCGCGTCGATGATCATCTGATCTTCACGCCGACCGATTGCATTTGCAATGGTCTCTGCGAGTTCCGCACGTTCCGAGTAGCTGACCTTCTGCTCATCGAAGATGTCGGTGTACTCCGGCGCGTTCCAATCCGCAAGCGTTGCAGTCGCACCTGTGTGCGTGATGTTCATCGGGATGACATCGGTCTGCGGCACTCGTGGAGTTGCGGTACCCTGTCCCATTTTGTGGAACTTATAGGTACTGCCGACGACTCCAGTTTTCACCCGCACCGTAGACCGGAGCAAGCTGGAGCCCTGGTAGGCATGCTTGACTTGTTTGTCAAATGCTGCTACCGCATTATTGGATAGATTGATTGACATTTCGTTTCTCCTTGATTAAAACCAACATGAAAAATTGGAAGTGCCAATTCTTATGCCGGGTCTTTATCAAGAGTGCCAACAAATCGGGTTCCGATTGAATAGCTAAATTATATAGCTAGTACTACTGGATGTCAACCTTCATTGGTATCGGGGTGCAGTTTTACGCCGAGAGACTCGAATCGCGCCCGTTTTACTGGGTCATTGTCAAGAGCCTCGGGGTCTCCCAGAAGCCTATCATACTCAGCTTCCATCTCCCCTTTGGTGGTCGAATCCGCCGCAGTACCAAGAGGAATAGACAACTGCCCTGCCTCTCCCATGAAGCGCTCCAGAACCTGAATGCCGACTGCATCATAGGCGAGCATCTTCGCTGCAGCCATTTCTTCTGTCGAAAGCTTGAGTCCATTGAGGTAAACTTCCACCCCATCAACGCGCTCCTTCGCCCTCTTACCGAGCTTCGCCATTTCAACTTCTGCATCGAAAGCTTCACCTTCTCCCTGAAGCGTATCCATGGACGTAATCATATCCTGCAGAAAGCCGTCAGCTTGTTTGTGGGTGAGCCCCCACTTGAGCGCATTCTCACCGTACCCCTTAAGCAGGGGGTCGTCTTTGTCGAAGGTGCGGACATTCTTCATCTCGTCGCGAAAAATGAAATCACCCTCGGCGTTGAACTTACCGTCAAAGTATTCCTCCGCTGTTTCAGGAATCCCAGAGTCATCATTCTTGATAGTGTTGAACTCATTACGCAGCTTATCGTACGCCGTCATAAGTTCATCCGTGCGTACTATCCCATCAACCTCATTCCAGTATCGCTCTGGGATATTCTCTGGGCGAACCGGATCATCAGGGTCTGGTGGGAGGGTCTCTGGAGTTCTATCCAAGAGTCCGTCTTGTGGGGGTGTTTCGACTGGTGGAGCCTCTACTGGAGTCTCTACTGGAGCCTCTACTGGAGCCTCTACTGGAGTGTCGGCTGGGGTCATAACCTAAATCCTTCCTCGTTTTTTCTGCAGTTCAAACTCCACCTTCAAAGTGGATTTGTTCATAACCATGTAGCTCTGAAGACCTCTCAGAACCGGGCAGTACTTAATGTACGGAGCGAACTCCCTACTACCGAGCATACCATAGAGGGGCTTCAGTACTGGATCGTTTTCAGGAACCAGATCTACAGCCTCAAGTTCAAGGGTCTTGGGGTCTTCCCCAGGATTGTGAATCGTTGTTTTGAAATACGGTGTCTTCGCCGCAGGTTTCTTTGCGACCGCTTTCTTCGCCGCAGGTTTCTTTGCGACCGCCTTCTTTTTAGTATCCCATTCCATAGCCATGTGTCTACCCTCTCTTTATTCGATTAAG